ATGGTAGATTCTGATTCAATGGTAGATTCTGATTCAATGGTAGATTCTGATTCAATGGTAGATTCTGATTCAATGGTAGATTCTGATTCAATGGTAGATTCTGGTTCAATAATAGATTCCGGTTCAATGGTAGATTCTGGTTTAATAATAGATTCCGGTTCAATGGTAGATTCTGGTTCAATGGTAGATTCTATTTTATTATTATTTAAAAATAATATAGAATTATATTTTTTATAACTATAATATAAACTACCAATACCAAATATTGTAGTAAATCCAATTATATAATCTTTATTATGATAATTATTTAAATCCATAAATATAATATTATATAATATAATTATATAATATTAAATTAAATTTTCTTTTTTTTTTTATAAAATATCTAGATTATATCTATTAAAATTATCTAAAAAATAATCATAATATAGGTTTAAATTATAAATATTATTTAAATTTTCATAGATATATACTTTAAAATTTTTGATTTCATCATTATTCAAATGAAAATCATTTTTTAATATTTTATTTAAGTAATTATTAGAGATATCTAATATATCAATTATATTTAAATTTGTAGTTATATCTAAATAATCTTCATAATAAAAATTAATAATTTTTTGAGTTAGTTTTTCATTAAATTGTGTATATTTTAAAATTATTTGACTATTAGTTTTAGTTATTTCATTTAAATTAAAATAAACAATATTATGATAATAATTAGAAATAGTTTTATCACATATTTTTAATATATTAGATATATAAATATTAAATGTTATAAAAATCCATTTTTCTTTATTAAAATAATTTTCTAATTTTTTAAATAGATTAATATTATCATAATCATTATAGAATAAAGAATATTTTTCAACAATAGAATATGTATCTTTATCTAATTTATTATTAATAAATTTTTTTGTTAATATTTGATAAGTAAACATTGAATAACTTATTACATTTATAATATAAATTTTATTTAAAAATCTACATCTTTTTTTACATATATATGTTTATCATCATTTATATATTTATTAATATCAATTATTTTATTTATATTATTATTTAATATTTGTATTCTGAAATCATCATTATTTAATAAATTTTCAATAAATAATCCATAAATGAAATTTTTTTTATTATAAGGTAATACTAATTTATTATTTTTACAAAATAATTTATTTTCATTATTATTATTACATGTTGTTCTTATATTACTATTATCATTAATATTTCTATAATCTAATAAATCTTCTTCTTTATATGTTATAATATTATCTAAAATATTGATTAAATATTCAAATAATTCTTCTTTATTATTTTTATCAACTAAAATTTTTAAATTATCTTTTATTTGTTGATTTTGATCTAAATGATTACTTATTTCTAATAAAAATCTTTGATATATTTCTATATCATATTTTTCTTTAATAAATTCAATATCTTCTTTTAATTTAATGTTATCATATAAGACATTATTTATTTTATAATATAAAAACTTATTACTAATTCTAGAGATTTCATAATTTTTATTATCATCATATTTTTCTTTTTTAATTGGAATAATTAAATTATTTCTTAATTCAATACCAACTATATATTTTTTATCATCATCTAATATTATTTTTTCACCTATGTAATTTTCTTTATTTAAATCTTTTGATATATTAATTAGAAATTTATATGTATCATTAAATGTTTTTAAATATTTATCTAAATCATTTACATCTTTAAATATTTTATAGTTAGAATTTATATCGATAGATGATGGGATTACTGGTATTAAATTATCATCATTATCAATTAAATAATTTACATTATAAAAATTATCAACTAATTGAAGATTTATATTTTTCATATTCATAATTTGTTTAGATGTTAAATAATTATTTTTAAACGATTCATTGATCCACTGATTAATTATATTTATAAAATTTTCAAAATAAACTTTTAAATCAATATTATATTTTTTATTAACTTTATCTAATTTTTTATCATAATTAGGAAAAATACCATAATAATTATTATCAGTTTTTAATACAATTGGTTCTAATGCACCAGAATTATATTCATATAAAAATATAGTTGGCTTACTTTTATTAAAGTAATCAATCATATTTAAATATTTATATTTTATAATTTGTATATCTGATTTTTCATCTTCTTCATCTTCTTTTTTAAATATTAAAATATTAATACCATTTTTATACTCATCTAAAATATTAGGATAAGAGAGAATATCAATTAACCAATTATAATCAATATCATCACCATTTATATAATTTATATAATTATCAATTGTTTTGAATCTAATTTTTAATTTACCTTCATTTAATATATTAAATAATTTTTTAGTATTCATTAATTTATTTTTAATATTATTAATAATTTTATTTTTATTCATATTTAAAATATCTTCAATAATTGTCATAAAAATATTATTTTTTTGTTCATAACCACGTAAAACATAACCATAACCTTTTAAAACTCTATTTGAAGAATTATATTCATTAAATAAAAAGTTATCATAATTAGTATTTAATCTAAGATTCATTAAATTAATAAATCTATTAAATAAATTATATAAATTTATAGGTAAAATACCGTAAGTATTATTTATATTAAGTGATTCAGAATATATGTAACCTTCAATTCTAGTTTCATTTTCAATTAAATCTAAATATTTATTCCAACTAATTTTTGATTTACAGAATAACATATTTTTTCTATATCTTTTTGTAATTATATGATCATCATTTTCTTTATCATATTTTTGAACAAAACAACATGGTTGACAAACTAAATCTCTAATTTCATTATCATTTAAATTATCTTTATTTGAAAATTTTGAGATATCTAAAAATCCGATTAATGGTTTATTTGGATTGTTATCATCAGAATAATTTGGACATGTTAGTGCTTTACCTTTATAATTTAATACACTATCTGTTATATGATTATTTTTATCTTTTTTAATAATTAAATCATTGACTTCACCCATTAATTCTTTTAGACTAGTTTCATTAATTTCCTTTTCTTTTTTTATTTTTATTTTTTTATTATTATCATTAAGTAATAGATTTACTTCATTAAACATATATAACATTGCATCTAATACTATTTTATAATCAGAATCTATATTTTTATTTAAATATTTAAATATATTTCTATATTCATTTTCTTTTATTTTATTTAAATTAAAAATATAAATGATGATATATATTAAAAATAATCTAATATTAATATTATTACTAATAATTTTTTTAGATAATTTTTCAATATCTAATAATAAAATAAAATTTTGAAGAACTTTTTTATTATTCTCTATGCAAATTTGATCAATTAAAAATTTAAATAGTGTATATTTATCTACTTTTTTTTTCATTATACCTAGAGATAATTTTTCCAAATTATCTTTTATATCTAATGAGAAATTATGAATATTTGAACTGTAATATTCAATTAAAAAATCATTATCACTATTTTTGACTTTATTTAAGTAAATATTATAATTTGAGAAATTTACTTTAGAACTTAGTATTTTATTATTTATTTCATTTAATAAATATTTTATTTTTTTCTTATTCGAATCTATATCATATATTTCTTTTGAAATATTTTGTATAATTTTTTTACCTTTTGCTTCTCCTAATACAATTTCTTTATAACATTCTATATAATTTTTTCTTTCTTTAATTACAAAATTAAAATAATTACAATAATCTATATATCTATATTTACCAATAATATTATTATTACCACCCTTTTGTTCAATATCAATAGAACAAGTTATATTATCTAATTTATCTAATCTTTCGTTTTCGTATTTGGAATTAAAATCTATAACTTCTTCATATATTCCTGATCCAGTACCCATTGGTTGTTTTCTGCCTTGGCAACTTTTTGTATATTGTTTAATATTTGTATCACCACATTTATATTTTAAATTAGGAAAAACATCTTGTAATCTTTTTAATATTTTTGTATGTTTTGTAATTTTTTCTTTTTCTTCAATTTTTTTATTTAATTGTTTTCTAATTTTTTCAAAATCTTTTATTTTTTTATCATAAGAAGATTTTTTAATTTTATAATCATTACTATTTTTTAATTCATTAATATTATTTATACATTTTCTATACTTTTTATTTAATAATAATATATTATTTGCTAAATCTGATACTGTAACTTTTTCTTTCTGTATTAAAATATTACATGTATCTAATATTTTTTTAACATTATTATCATTTGAATATTTAAATATATAAAACATTTTACTTATAAAAATCTTCATTTTTTCAATTTCTTCATATTTTCTTAATCCAAAAATATTAATTATATAATTATTCGTATCTTCATCTTTTTTTATATTAAAATATACACCGTAATTAATTGGAATTCTTAATTGTTCATTTGCATTTTTATATTTAGATAAATAATTTTTATATATATTAAAACATTCATAAAAATTTTTTTGAAAGTCTATCATCATATTATAAATAACATAATCTTCAATTTCATTTTCTGTCTTTGTATTATCAATTTCTATAATTTCTTTGATTTTATAAAATATATATCTATCAGTTAAAACACCTATATCAATATTATTAATTTTTATATATCTAAAATTATTACTAAGTTTATTAAAATCAATAATATATGTATTTTTCATACATTTTGACAAGTCTCTTATTTTTTTATTAATATTATCAATATCATAATTTTTTAATTCAAAATTAATATTTAATGAATTTATTGATGTATTTGATTCATTCCATTTATCTATATTTGTTTCAGATAATGGTATTTTTAAATCATTAAAAGTAAAAACATTTAAATCATTTATTTTATTAATTAAATCATTTACCTTTTTATTTATCAATAATAAATCTTTTTTTGTTATATACTTTTTAATATCATTTGATAAAGTTACAGTTACTTCCATTTTTAGATTTTCATATAAATTTACATAAAAATAACCATCATTTAATATTTCTTCCGGCATTTTTAACAAAAATCTAATAATTTTTTTATTTTTTATATTTATGTTAAGTTTTTCTATTTTATCCTTTAATGGTTTATAATATTTTTCTAACATTACTCCTTCTTCAGCTAAATATGATGTAAAAAATGGTATTTGTTCATCTAATTCTAATAAATGATATACTAATGAAAAATTAATAAGTGATGTATTTTGTATATTATCATTAATTTTGTAAAAAATTTTATTAATATATTGATCAACTTTTATATTATCCTTTATCTTATCCATATTTCTTTCTATAATTTCTTGATTTTCTATTTCTATACCCCATCCTTCAAAACTCTCATCTTTACCATAATATTCACTAACTAATTGTTCTACTGTATATAATTCAATATCATCATTTATTTCTCTTTTATTTATTTCAAAATTTTTCAATAAACCTTTATTATAATCTTTTTTATCTATTTGATTTATGAATTTAAGATAATAATTCTCAAAATTTACATTTGGATAATATAATTTAGAATATAAATCAATTAACTTATATTCATTGTTTTTTTTATATAAACATAATTCTGGAAAATAAGTTATTGTAATATCATTACTATTAAAATTATTTAATAACATAAAAGAATTATTATTGATATATTTATAATGCTTACCATTATTTAATGAATATGAATCTAAATATTTAAATAATGCATTTTGTTTATTTTTTGCTAAAAATGTCTTATTTATATTTTTTAATTCATTATATGGCGATGTTATATTTTTTTCATTGTAAATATATTCTATTTTTTTTCTTTGATTATCAATTAAACTAAATTGCATAATTTCTTCTTTATTTCTCATATAAAATAATTCTGGAAATGGAAAAATATCATTATAGTTTTTTAAATCACTATCTTTATAATTAAAATACTTATTAAAAAAATATATTTTTTTACAATTTTTACATATAAATATATTATTTTTATTTCTACTTCCACCTTCCATATCTTCAATATCTGATAAATCTAAGTCTGAAATATCTGATAATTCATCATCATCAATTTCTATATCTGAGAAATCTTCATCTATATCCATATCGTCTATATCCTCAATTTTTGTTATTTTATCAATTTTTATGTTTCTACTAACTTTTATAATTTCATTTTTATCCCCAGTATCTTTATTTTTACTTTCAAAACAATAAAAACAATGTTTGTCATTTTTATTATTATCTATATCTAATAAATTAAATAGTTCAAATGATAATTTTTTTAATACATAATCTATATTATTATCTTCTTTTAAATCAATATCAAACTCATTTACTATTTTTGTTTTAATTTCTTTCTCATATTCTTCTGTATTATATAATTTTTTATCTTTTAAATATTGAATTGCTATTTTATCATTATTATGTAAAATTGTTTCTAATTTTATTTTTACCATATTAATTATATATAAAATATATATAATTAATTTTTTAAATTAATAATCTTCAATACTTGGTGTAATTAAATATTTAATTTCTGAATCATCTATTTTATATAAAAATTGTATTGGAAAATTTTCTTCATTAAAAAAAATTTTAACATCATTACATAATTTTTCAGTTTTACAAAATATTAATATATGTTTTAAGAAAAATTTCATTTTAATATCATCATAATTATTTTCTAATAAATTATTTATTTCAATATCTTCATTATTACTTGAAAATTTTAAATTATTATCTTTTATTTCAAATATAATTTTTTCATCAAATTTTTTTATTTTATTACATAATTTACTAAAATATCTAGAATTCATCTCTATATTATTATTAAATTGGAAAATATTATCATGAGAAGAATCTTGAATTAAATTTTCATCTAAATATCTTAATTTAAATTTATCATATAAATTATCATTTTCAGAATTATAAAAATAAATTTCTACATAATCTTCTTTAAATAAAAACTTAATATTTTGAGTATTTTCTTTACAATCTAATATTTTAATAAATTCTTGAATATTAATAATAATATCAAATTTACCATCTAAAAAATTATAATCTTTATAACAATTTTCAATATTTATATCAATTAAAGATACTAAATACTTATCAATTGTATTTATTTTAAAACCTTTATTATCAAATGATATTTTACATTCATCAATTAGATCTTTTAATATTTGAAAAATTTCATATATCATATTATTATTAAATAAAATATAATTTTGTTTTAAATTCTTTTTTTCAAATTTATTTACATTTAAAGTATCGATTTTTTCAGTTAGATCATTAATATTAGTATCATCACTATCACTATCTTCATATTCTTTTTTTAGATTTTCAATCTTTTTTAATAAATCATTTTTTTTATCTTTTTTATCGATATCAAATAAATTTTGTTCAATAATTAATTTTTTTAATTCTTTTACTTTTAATTTTTTAATTTCATTAAATTGAGTATCAATTAAATCCATATTGATATTATATATTTAATAATATATTTTATCAATTTTATTTTTTATTTATTATATTATTAAAACTATTATAATTGCCACGATACAGAAATTATAAACTGGATTATATATAATAGATTTATTTTCTATTGGTATAGGTAATGATGTAGGTGATGGTGTAGGTAATGGTGTAGGTTGTAAAGTAGGTGATGGTGTAGGTAATGGTGTAGGTTGTAAAGTAGGTGATGGTGTAGGTAATGGTGTAGGTTG